CATCTCCACTACCACCACCGCCACCACTAGAAGCGATAGTAATATTTACTCTATCGTTAGCCGAATCGTCAGCAACGGTCAAAGTAACATTGCTACCCTCAATAAAGTTTAGCGTTTTTCTTTTACCGATTAGCGTTCCCGCTTTCCTAATTATATTAAAAATCATGCTCATATTAAATTCCAATTTACGCCATCACTCACAATAGTACATATATCATATTGCACCCTTATTGTATATGTTAATACACTATCAATAGTTTCTACACTTGCAGGATTAACCGTTACTGTGTTTGCACTTGAATCTATTTTTTTAATCGTGATCGGAATACCTATAACGTCAGCACATAAATCTAAGGTAATTGTAATATCGCCACCAGTAGCATCGACTAGAATTAAATTGCCTGTGCCATATCCCGCCTTGAAATTAGCATTTACATACTCAATAGAGCCTTCGCCATCAATAGCCACTCCATTCATATAAGTAGTATTGCTTCTAGTTACCGTTGTGTTATTTCCGAAAATAACTACATTCTCAAAATCTCCATTAACAGAGTTGTTATCGCCATTAATAGTAATATTCCTTGCTCCAAAACCTATAATATTATTATCGCCTGAAACCTTTATTCCTGTATTATTACCGCCGTAAAAATTATTTACCCCATCCATTTGTCTAGTTGGATTCTCAGAATTACCTAATCCAAAACCATTGCGCAAAGGTCTAGGTATTATTTCGCCTCCTAATGTAGCATCTACACCGTATGCTACTTGTAAGGTTGTTTTAGTGAATCCTGCAAAATCTTTGGCTAAAATAAATTCACACAACGTCAATCCTGTTGAGTTAATATCGTAATCCATTATCTTATTTAACCTAAGTAAATGCTTGTCTATTCTAATCAATTTAGCGAAATCCAAATTGAGAATATCCATAGGTTTAATATGCAAATATGCTTTAACAAGTTTACTATTTCTATCTGTAATCTCATCCAAATACCTTGCGTGAAATCTATTGTATAAATTATTATTAGTCCACGCTCCATAGTTATAATAGGTAGCGTCAGGATAGCCGAAATTCAAATCGTGAATAGGCATCCAAACATTATCTAAGTGTCCTGCATAAGCGTAGGTATATGCAGTAACACTAGACGAAGTACCATAAGTAATCGTATAAGGAAACTTAGTGCCTCGCAAAGAGTAAAATAATAATCTAATATTACTTGCTATTCTATTTTGAGTTATTACACCTTCTTTAACGATTGACGTAATTACTCTATCTGTACCTACTGGATAATCTACTAGTGGTGAAGCTGAGAATATAGGCTCTATAATTGTTTCCCCCGATACGAAATCATTATCAATATCCACAATTTTAGATCCATAAACCCTCGCATAATACTGTTCGTGATTTTGATTAAAAGCATCCTTGTCCGATTTATATTTAAGTGTATATCTTTTAGAGTTAAGTTCACCCATCGGAGTAATATCAATATCTCTACTAATATCCACTTTACTTGTCCAGTCTAATACGCTTGAACTATAAAAACTATCTCTAGGTTCGATAACTAATTTTTTACTATTGTCACCGTCAGGCTCAACAAATAGTTTGAATGTTTTAATTATCGAAGCTAAGAAATCACTCTGTAAAATATCCTTAGGTATAGCGTTGTTTAATTCGATAGTTGCACCTTCACCGATTACCGTATTTAGCATTTTACATTGTAAAAAAGTACCCTGTAATATTTGCAAATCTACATCTTGTGAAGTAGTGTAATAATTATTACTAGAATCTTTTAATCTGTACTTTAAAACGCCTGTTAACCTAAAATCTACTACATCTCCTGCATTTAAAAAAATACTTGCTGAAGTACCTTGTAAAGGACTTGTATTTAAAAATGATTGAAAGTAAGCCTGAGAAAATGTATTAACACTATTCACTCTACCTACTACGGTCATAAAATCATTATCAATTATTCTAGTATATCCAACAGGGATGGCATCCAAAGTAACCGATTTAATTACATTCCAATTAAAATTATAGTAACCAGTTACAGGTGCAGTATATTCTCCCGTAGGTACATAGTAATTACCATTGTCATCATTATTACCATTGGTAGAGTCATTGTCAGGCTCTATCGCCTCATCAAAACTAAAATTATAAAATATACCAGTTGAGGAATCGGTAACAGTAGTTTCATTTGCAGTTAGTGTAGCTTTAAATTCTCTCTCTAACACTTCAGCCTGTGATATTGCAAAAGTGTCTTTATTGAAAGGAATTATTAAACTTTTAAAATATTGTGAATCGAAAAAAGTAGAACTATAAGTATATCCCGCATTTTCGAAAATCTTATCAATATAATTCTTTACATAGATAGCAGGAAATGTATGTTCAATATCCCACGAAGAGCCTGTGTTTAATCCGTAATCTATCATAGGATAAACATAACCTACACCTAGCCTAGTAATTTTTCTAGCCGTTCCTGTTTCCGCTCCTACGTCTTCACCGTAAACCATCCACAAAGTAGCAGTAGTTGAGTTTTCAACTGACTTAACAAAAAAGAAACCGTTATAATGTGAATTATTAGCATTGCTAGATTTAATAACATATAACTCGTCATCCACCGCTAAAGAGTGCGCTCCTGAAAAAACTACTTGTAAATATCCTGAGTTATATGCAAATGAATTTATCGTTAATCCAGAACCTAATGAAATACTATTTTGCCCAGTTACTCCATTCAAAACAGTATTACCTATTGCTGAGTTGGTAACATTGGTATAAGTGTAATCGTGATCCCATTCGCTAAAATCTAAGTCGTGCAAATAGTCGCCTGTAATATTTTTAAATAAATCGGCAGTCTCTCCAAAGAACGATAACTCATATTGAATACGGTTATAGTCATTGCTACCGTTATTTTTTCTTTTTATGTTTAACAATCTTACATACCCTACGAAATCATTAACGCCATCTTGAATAATTACGCAACGTACTTTTTTATTTACATTGAATAAACTATCCCCGCTAATCTCGTAAACGTGTTTGAAGGCTTTATTGTTGTTTGCAGTACCTTTAAATGTAGCCGTCTTACTCCACGTACCTTTAGCGTTTTGTGGCTCTCTTACGTCAGCTATTCCAAATTGTAATGGAATACTAACGTCAGCCGTTACATCTAATTTCCAAACGGTATTGTCATTATCGTAAATTATTACTTCTGTCATAGCATCTGAATATTTTCTTTATGAGCATATCTATATTCAAGTGTCAACTGACTCATCTTTTTATTACGCTTATAAACCTCTTCATAACTAGAAGTAGTAATAACTATAGGTCTATCGTATATCGTACCGTTATAAGTTTCTACGGCATAAACTTCAGGTGAAGTAATTAACTCACGCAACCAAACATACTCGGCATCTGTTAACGCTCCTGACTTTAATATCGTGCGCTCCTGTGAATCTACCGTTATAACCTTTTGCCCTCTATCAGATAAGTTATACCCCCACGTTACTGGCGAACCTGAAACCGTACCAGCTAACTTAGTATATTGCTCTCGGTTATTTACATCGACAAATACATTCTCGTTTGAACTAAAAAAGAAAGTATCAAATCCGCCTAATCTATTTAAGAATTTAATATGCTTTCCTTCATAACGATTACAAGTGTCATCAATATTAAATGTAAATATCTCAGACGTTCTATTATTACTAGAATCATATAATGCCACATCATAACTACCTGCATCGTCATCTACCACTAATTGCACTCCACTACTTAACGTAGCAGTATTTAAATTGTAAATTCCAACGCCAACACTTACCCATTTATTTTGACTTGTAACATTCGTATAAGGATTATCTATTGTATAGGTATCAATCAAAGAACCGCTAGGCAAATAAGTATTAATTTTTAAGTAATCTGAGTTTAAACTTGTCGCATTTAGAAAATGTAATTCAGCATAACCATTTCTCCTAGCCTTTAATGTACGTGGAGAATTGGTTAAAAACTTTATATCTACACTTGGTGAACCAATACCCGAAGCGTATTGCTCATAATCGTAATCGTAAAATTGATTAAACGATAGAGCCATCATTAATGCTACCTGAGTAGATGTTACTGTTAAGTTAGTATAGGTAGTGCCATTATAAATCTCTCCAAACTTCAATACATAATTAACGTAATGGCTACGATGTAAGTTAAACCCATTATCACCCGAATCTGCTAAAGTAACAGAAACGTAATCGGCTAACACTCTCGAAAGGTCGAAATCACCATAGCCATCTGAATCAGGAAATCTCTTTAACCTAGCAATGTAACTAACACCGCCATTAACGTACACATCACAGATGTATTCAAAATTAGGTTGCGCTATATTATTACTTTCAACGATCCATCTATTTTGATTGAATACTGGTTGAAAATCCTCAGGTTGTCTCTCTATCGTTACACTCATTTGTTTAAAATATCAAATATTACTTTTTCAATTTGCTTCTCCATATTGCTTCGTCTTCTTTTCAATGTTATATTGTAAAATGACTTAGGTTGTAATCCTTTTTTCTTTATACTCTTAGCTATTGGATAGGCTGCCTTTTTAGGTATCCCTTTATTCCTACCCCACTTCTCAATAGCCTTAACGTGTTTGCTCGATGGGTTTTCGTTTCTAAACTTATAAAATTTACCAAACTTATTTTTTTTAGCATTGGCACTTTGCTTCTTACCGTTCACCCCACTATCCACGTAATCATAATAATCCTCTAACTCATAACTAATCTCGAAAAAGTTATTCTTTTTAATTACTTTACTTTTTATCGACTTCGCTAACTTACCGCCATCAATGGACCAACTAGATAACCACCCTCGCATCTCCTTAACGGATGACTTACCTTCTTTTTCAAGATAATCTTTGAGCGGCTTTAATCTGTCTGTCTTTGAGCGCATCTTTATATTTTAGATATATTAAATGTTGAAAACAGGCTAAAGCGTTTTTCTCCGCCACCTTCTCCATATCGACAAACGATTCACCTGAGAGCCTATCCAAGACTTTATACCAACTCCATTGCTCATTATCCTTTTCCTCAATGGTAAGTTCTTCCTCAGTTCCTTTATCTCCTTGTTCATAGCTTTCAGGGAAAAACCTACGGTAAGTTCCTGCCCGAAATTCGAAAAAAAAACCGATGCTGAATACACCTCTGAAACTTTCATTTTATCCATTACCTCCGCCCTTTCATCAATTTTCCCATCGTACTTATCAATAACTAGCTTACCTTTTACTTCAGTTGCCGGTAGGTAAATAACCGCTAATATTTTATGCAAGTTAGATTTCCAATCCTTACCGAGCATCTCAATATCTATCCATTGACCTAGAGTAAAGTATTTAAAATCATTGATAGCGTATAATTGACCGTCAATAGTAAAGTTATTTGAGTAACCTAACTTAGGCAAATCATTAATAAACTCTAAGGACTTGTTGACTTCGTTAAGGTAGGTTGCACTTAACCCTCTTATTGTTTCAGGGTCAGTATCTGAAAGTATTGAGGCCACATCGATAGCGTACTTCATTTTATTAGTTGTATCTAACTGGAGTATCTCACGTAGTTGCGATATTGTTACTTCGCTCCACGACTCAGGTATTATTATTTTTTTCATAGTTTCTTTTTTTTTCCAAACAGATAACTCGTCTGCAAAGGCATCGTTAGGTTTATAATCTAAATGAGTAGTCAAAATCTCCATTACTATTTAATTTGTTTAATGCCACATATCTTAAAGCATCAATGCCATGATTAAGAAAATCAATAGGCTCATTAATAGATGTGCCTGTATGCTTGTCTGTTTTCCATTTATACGAGTTTAACTCTTTTGCTAAATTGGTAGACGACCTTGTTACATTTAATCTAAATCGTTTTAGAATATCAATAGACGTACGAATACTATCGTTCCCTTTCTTTGCCCCATATATTGCAAGTCCTAGCCTTCTCAACTCTTCTATTGACTTCGGCTCTGCACTATCCCCTATCACTTCATTATTTTTAACCACGTCTTTAATTAGGTTGTAAATATCAGGATTAGTTAAACCACTTGAATACACCTCTTCATTAATCCATAGTTCCCCATCCTGTTTGTAAACTGAAAGTATAGCCGTAGGGTCATTAGTAAATCCAAAGTCTAAACCGAAAGCCACTAACTTAGCATCCTTTGGTATTTCATCGCAATATTGCCAGTTACGGAATATTAATCCCTCAATTTTACCAGTCATACCCCTAGCGTACACTTTCCAAAGGTCTAGGTCAATCTCTTTTAACCCTTCGATTTTCTCCCTTACTTTTTCAGATAGGAATGGGTTATGCCTATGGTCTGATATTATTAGTTTAGTGTTTGGTCTACCTATTACCTTTTGATGCACCCAAAACTCATTGTTAGGATTATAGTCTAGGAATACTCTTTTACGAGTACGGAGTGCCAACTCTGTAAAAATATCGAAAGGAATACCGTTAGCCTCGTTTAAGAAACAATAGTCACGCTTACCACTCTTTGCATCCTGTGGATTGCCATAAGATTTAAACTCCATTATAGAACCTGAAGTAAACTCGAATATACGGTCTGTCTTATTATATGAAGTAACTAAGCCTTTCAATTCGGGTGAGTTCTCGTATATTTCTAAGGCATCTCTCAACGCACCTACTTTTAAGTTAGGTATATCCTGACCAACTACGGTAATGGTAGCTTTCTCAGATATTGCAATAGAGAAAAGGACTTGAATGATTGAATAGGTTTTGCCAGAACTCGTACCGCCTTGATTTACTACGGTGTCTTCCGATGCCTCCCAGTTTGCTAAATATACGGTTGAGCATTTAAACATCTATTTGTTTTTCGTCATTAGCTAATTTAGGACTCCCTGAAATAATCGAAGGTTGAACGGTTGTAACTGTTTGGTTTTGGTTCTGAGTAATCTCATCTTTCCAACCATGTTTGTTTTTTAATTTAAAGATTGCACCCTGTGTTGACCCTGCCCACATCAATTTCTTTTCCGTATCACCTTCTAAAATTGATTCAATAATATATATAGCGTTCGTAAACTTCGGATTATGTTTATAATCATGCCAAGTTGTTCTACCATGAAAACCTAAAAATA